TCTCCGTTAAACTTTGGCAATACATTTTCTAATTTTTTAGAGTTTATTGCTAAAATGTCCGTAAATGCGTTTTTTATTGTCATAATATTTGTTTTTGTTTCTTTGTTTAATCAAATATAGTTATTATATATTACTTATATACTATCAATTGGATTTATTATTTCACTTTTTTTTAAGAAAAATGCGCTTTCCCTTTGTTTATAGGGCTTTCAGAACGAAAAGAAAATTGAAAGTTTTTTGAAAATAATTTGATTTTAACGCTTTTTTCACGTTTTTAGACAAAAAAAGAGAGCGAATTATCGCTCCCTTTCCTTACAATTTTAGCTGTGGTACTTACTTAACTGATGCCTCGTTTTCTTTTGACTTTGCCTCTTTTACTTTTTTGGCTTTTGCCTCTGTTTTGTTCTCATCATTTTCGTAGTTCGGTACGCTTAATCCGTTAGCTTGTTTCCAAACCTTTCGCAAACGGTTTGAATCAGATGCCGGATGCTGTCGAATGAATAACTCCTCTGAAATTGATCTCAGATAATCTCCATTGAATCGCTGTTCCGATTTTCCTTTTCCAACCGTTATTAATTTAGCTTTCTTGCTCATATTATTGATTTTACGATGCTACTGTCGATCCATCTGCTACGTCAAATCCTGCCGCATTAATTACGGAAACTGTTATAGTGTTTCCTGCTGACATTGGCGGAACTGCTAATGTATAAGTTCCATCCGGACTCTCTGGCGCACCCGTTGGTACAATCGGAGCAGGCTGAACAGCCGCAGAATCATCATTAACTGTAAAATTCGCTAACAATAATCCCTTGATCGGAAGTTGTGATCCTGCCGTTCCAAATCCCATATAAACCGCAGTTTGAATTGAGGTATTTGATGGCGTTGGATCAACCAAAGTTTGATAACCACTAACATTAGCAAGTAACGAAGTTGAAGCAACTCCTCCCGTATCGACCATTTCAGTTGATGTAATTACATAACTGTTCTCGATACATTCAGCACGTTCTACATCTGCCGAAACCATTATTTTCGCTCTCGCTCCTGGAACAGGAAAATTAAAGAACGAATCGAATGTTTCTTTTGAAAGCATATAACCATGCAATGCCGTAGCTGTAAGGCTTGTTTTCGTACCCCATAAAGCTCCGTCAGTAGTAGCGATATACATATCGATATCAATACATCCTGCTTTAACCAATTCTCTTTGCAATTGGAAAACAGACTCAGATCCGTACAATTCAAAAAGAAACGAATAAACTCCTCCCTCTCCTGCTAACTTGAATTTATCTCCGTTTGCAGTAGTTTCGTAAGCCGTATCCGTTCTCGGAATTGTTGGATTTTGGACTCTCGGAAATGGATAGATTCTCTCATCCACGGCCGTTGCCGTTGTTATTAATGCTTGAATGTCAGCTCCTAAAGTTAGAGAGCTTACATCTAAGCTGTTGCGTGTACCGTCGGCTTTCCATCTCGGAATGAGAATAGGAAAGGCCATCGGCAACATCTCTTGTGTGCAATTGGGCGTTCCCATATTCGGGAAAGCTGAAACTCCACAGATACATCCTGTTGATGCCATATTTTCTATTTTTTTAATTTAATTAACAAATACAAACGCCTATTTTATTAACTGACAAGGTAAGGCGTAGTTCTATTCCTGCCAGATTTGCGTCAATGATATTGCTATCCATACCGGATGAGGTTTCACGACCAAATTTCGTGAAATTCTTTGTATCAAAATCTAAATTATCAGAATAAAACAAAGTATTTCTTTTGATCGTATTAATAAATTCCTCAACCATATTGTAAATTGCTCTGAGCCGTTCCGAGTGCGTTTCCTTTGTATTCCATTGCTCGATGTTATTAGAGTCGAGAAAGATCATTATTAATGAACTCTCTCGCTCTATTGTGTCTTGCTCTGAGTTAAAGGATTCGCTCGTAGGTTCGAGCATCCAGGCAAAAGGAACTTTTTTCCGCTCATCTCTATTAAAAGACTTCCATTCTTTATTAGTCGCAATTGGCGTACCAACAAAGAAATACGGTCGTACTAATGTTAGAGTTGTTCCGGAAAATGTGTAAGCTCCATTTGGACTAACTGTAATTGTAGATAGATCATAATCAACAGCCGTAACTGTATATTTATTTGAAGATCCATCCGTTACGATCATTCCTATTCTTGCCCATTTAACATCACAAACAGAGAGAACATCGACAACAAAAGAATCAACCGTAACGGTTACATTCATTTTATCAACGATTTCCTGCTCCACTATGTATATAATATCTCTCAAAATTGTGGTAATGTTTGTTTGATGTGGCCCTCAAAAGTGGGATAAACATCTAAATTATCACTAACATAATATTGAATTGCGTTGTAAGTTTCAATAGCCTCATCCCATCGAGATTGTATATTAGCAAAATAGCCGGATACATTCTCTGAGTTTTCGCCTTTCTTCTCAACAACGCCATTACTTGACTGTTGCGCCATAATATCTCTCGAATAGTAAAAATAAACAATGCCTGTAAGCATATCACTCACTCCTCTACTATTGAGAATAACGCCATTCGACAACTGAACAGTAAACGAATCTCGCAAGAAAGTATAAATCGGATCACTCGCTCCAATACCTATAACCCAAAGATCATAAAGCTCGACTCCGAATAGCTCTACCAGAGCAATCGTTTCGTAGCGATCAATGTAGCTCGTTAATTGAGCAGTATTGAAATCTGTAAGCGTTAATTCGTACTTATTAACAAAATTATCAACTGTTATAATTGCCATTTTCTATACTTTTTTGCCAAGTTTTTTCGATTCCAAAAGATCAGCAACATTCTCAGAAACCGTATAAATACGATCTTTTTTGAGTTTGCCGGAATCCTTTGACGCTTTAAATTTTACAGCCTTAGTTGAATTACTCGCTTTCTTTGGTGCAACCTTTTCGACCTTTTCAACGGGTGCTTCAACTTTAACTGTTGTCTTTATTTCGGTAGTATCTTTTTTCTTAGCCATTTTTACTCAAGTTTTACGGAGTTTCAAGAGCCGCATTTGTCGTTGCGAATGTTCCCGTAACGAATGCCGTTCTGTCATTCTGTTGGATAAATAATTGTCCTCTCCATTCAGCCAGGATAGTTCTCATGTTTTTCGTGAAATCGTTTCCATCTAATCCAACCTCAACCATGATACCAGACTTCTGAGCAATGATCGCCTTAGAGAAATCTCCTACAAGGAAATCTCCTGCCGTTACATTGTTGTTCTCAACTATCGGAGTGCCATCAAGCATTAAAGTACTGCCAACCATAATTAAACGATCAACATATCTTTTATCACTCGCTGACAATTTAGTCAATAACAGCCCTGCAACATCAGACGGATTCATCATAATAGTAAGATTCTGAACACCTTGATTTGCAATCTTCACTTGATTCTTAGCAACAACTAAGGAATCAACATCGTTAGCACTATCAACAGTATTAGCAAACGTACCGGCCGCAAATGCAGTAGACTGATTGATAATTCCGTTAACGTTTGGAGCAACTCCATTCCCGTTCAAACATTGATTGTCTATGTCCAAGAACAGGCGAACGATCAATTTGTTTCTTAACCATCCTGCCATAAATGAAACATCATCAAGCATTTCGGTTGAAACTTTGAAATAAGCCGCTCTTTTAACAAGAGATACAGATGTTACAACAAAATCATTATCAATTTGATCTTTTGCCGCACCCTCTGCCGTTCCATCAATTGTTCCCTCTTGTCCTGTTTCATACACCCATTCGATCGTGTTTGCCGAAGTGTTTAATTTAGGTACAAGTGGATAAGTCATTGCAACTCTTTCTGCAATGTCATTAACTCCCTCTAATCTGTCAGCTTGTGGCATATTTCCACCGGAAACATTCCCTGCGATAGTTATATCGCCAACAGCTTTGATAGTAAATTTAAAATCGTGTCGGCCTTCTTTTGACAATTTCAAGTTATCGAGATTGTTCTTAACAGCCGCTTCGATAGTATTCTCAGCATTTGCAATAGTTCCGGCTGTTAGAGATCCATCCCTTAATTTTGCCATAACCATTCCTTGCTCGTGAATTGCCTCAGATAAAGTTTTTAGCGTATTTTCTCGCATCTCTTTTACTTGAGATTCAAGTTTATTATACGCCTCAGTATCTTTATCAGACTCCTCCAGAGCTTTTACTCTGCTCTCTAAAACCTCTTTTTCGTGCTTCAGTTTGGCAGTGTAGTAAGAGTGCAAGTTTTCGTTATTCATTGCCTCTAACTCATCGTTTGATTTTGTAACAAATTCCATTGTTTTGTTAGTTTTGAATTAATTTTATTAATGTATTTCTACGATCATTCTTTTTATGATCGCTGTTTTGAGTGGATTTCTCCGGCTCGTTTTCTTGAGTGGATCTCTCCGGCTCAATATCTTTAATATTTTTTGCATCAATTGTAGGAGTTAACTCGTTTGAACCCTCTAAAACTGCGCTAATTTCTATAAGTTTTGCCTCTTTAACAGCCCAAAAATAACCGCTTTCCTCTGCTTTCTCTCGATTTCCTACGCTGCCGATGTGATTTTGCCATTCTGTATATTCCTCTTTGTACTCTGAATCATTGACAGCAAGATCAATTTTGACGTAATACATACCGACAGAATGCTGATCGATGTTATTATCTTTATACTCCTGGAACATCAACCCGTTATATGTACGCATAATATTAGAGTCCATCATTACGCTTGTAGTTGTTCCCTGTTTATCAATTCCGAGATCAGTCCATTTAACAGATTGCTCATATACTTTGATTGGCTTTCCAACTTTCGCTGTAACCTTTTGCTCGTGATCGTGTAAATGCCAGATTTTCCCTTTTGCTCCTCGCTCATTAATTGATTTCTCAAAGGTATTATCAAGATGCACATCGTTATGCGAGTCCATCCAATTGTATGTATTGCCTATAATAGTACGCTTGATAACGCTCTCAGTATCATCATCTGTTGATGTACTCAAGGCTTTATTAACGTAAATAGGAGCATTATCATTGAGCATTAAACAGCTGTCAGCGTGTTTAATTGTAGCTTTTTTAAACTCGATATGCTCTGATTTATTCTCTACTAAATCCCGTATAAATTCCTTATTCATTTCTTAATGAGTTTAGTTTTTAGCTTTTCTTTATTCGCTTTTAATTGCTTTATTTTCTTTTTACTGATCTTCATATTATGCCGTTACTGTTGCCGTCGTTTGTTGTGTTGACTCTCCGGCAATGCGATCGCCTCCATCAACTTTCCCTACATCAACGATCTCTCGAATCTCATCTATTGTTAATTGCTCCAGAACTTTGTTAGCTACTAATGGAGAAAGTGAATTTAACGCTTGAGCAAGTTCATTTGTAGAGGCTTTAATTACTTCAATAGATGTTAGATCGACTTTAATATGTTCGTCAACTCCTAAATGATCGGATAAAAAAGCCGAAAGCTCATTGTTTATCTTATTTGCTAAAGGAATATAAACATCATTATAAGCAATTTTAATCGCTTGTTCAAAATTATTAAACGTACTTCTTTCATTATCGTTGAATAATATCGATGGCATTCCATACAATGAGCAAAGCAAACGTAAGGAGGAAACAATACCCTCTAAGAGCTTTAAATCTGTTGGACTCATTCCGGTTTGAACGTATCTCAGCTTTGTATTACTTACTTTTATTGAGTTGTATTTCTCAGAGCCTCCAATCTCTTTATTAAATTGATGTTGTAATTGTTCCTGCTCCCCTTTGAGCATTGGCACGTCAGTATCATTTGTTAACAATCCGACAATGCCCCTGTTCTTAAAGATAGATGCATCAGCATTAAATTTCTCGCTTGAGGATTTGACAACGATCCATCCTGCTTGTAATGGACTCAATCCAAATTTATAATTCTCAATGTCGATATTAACAATGTTTGGATTTTTAATGTGTAGTATATCCTCTTTAGGAATAGAGATCGTGCTACCATCGATACGAGAATAGGTATAGCCTGTAATCTCATCGAGCTTATTACAGACAATTTCAACGTTTTGAGTAACTAAAATGCGTAATTCCTGGCCCATTCCAATGCCTTTAACGTATCGAATAAACACATTTCCCGTTGTTTCTAAGTATTCGCATACCTCTTGCAGAAATTCTATCTGTCCTTGATCGGGATTTGGATTGTTTAATAGCTGTTCGATCTCAGAGTTTTCGATTTCATTGTCGAAATCATCGAAGTATTGACGCTTAATTGATGCGGAAGTAAAAGAAATCTTATTGATTATCATATAAACGAGCGGATTATCTCCGTATGCTTGAGTATATTGATTAAAATTCCGCTTTCCTGTTAGATAATTAAAAACGCTACCCAATAAACCGAATGCGCTCTCTTGGCCTCCTTGTAATGTATAAACGTGGCTCTTATTTGTTATTGCGTTGTAGATTCTCTTGATTACGTTGTCAGCCATTTAGATAATATTTTCGTTTATAAAAGTATTAATAATTTTCAACGTTTAAAAACAGCGCACAAAATTTGATTAAAATTTAATCATTAATATCGAGTACACGCATAACGAGAGGCGTCTAATAAATGATTATCAGAATCGACAATGTGGATAACTTTCTCGCCTTTAGCGTTGACTAATTCAATCGTATGATAGTGCTTTAATTCATCCTTTAGATCATCGCTCTCGTGGTGTACAAATATGTTTTTTGATTGCATTATCTTAACGGTACTCATTACAGATCCCTGCCCTTTAACGCAAGGCATAATATAAAGCCCATACTTTGTATTTAACTCTTTGATGTCTTTAGGCGAGGCAGAATCTGCTACAATATAACAATCCTCATCCTCTGGCAGTACTGTTTTAATAAGCTCTGATAGTGTATTATTTAAGAGTCCTGTACTGTAAATATGTTGCTTTAAATATACATCCTCTCCAATAAGAACGCACTCGACGAAAGCCGCCGGATCTCTTGAGAACCCGAAATCGAGTCCAAATATTCTTAGATCATATTCTCGTGGAAAGTCAGAAAACTCGCTCCAATCCTCGTAAACTAATCCTTCTGCCTCCTGCATCCAACCCCCTAATACAACGTGCTTATAATACTTCCATTTCTTAATGTCTTTATGGCTCTGAGCTTTGCGCTCATCGTAGCTCATTGGCTCAATTTTATCGTATAATTCCTTTGCTGTTTCGTACTTAAATAGATTCTTTTTGGCGATAAACTCGCGAGGCATATCAAGATACGTTGTGTGAATGTATAAAACATTGTCTTTAATGCCGTTAAAACCTCCCTCAACGCCCTTAGAACGAAAGAACTCATCATAACTCCAATGGTTTTTAGTTGTAGGATTGAGTACTAATATATTAAGAGCCTGTACATCTGTTGCTCTAATTGAAAGCTGTACTTTGTCCCATTCAGAATAATCGGGATATTCCTCTAATTCCTCGCATACCAGGATTGAGAAATTCTTTAATCCTTTGAGTCGTGCTGTCTGATCTCCGGAAGATCCTCTAAAGCCTTTGAAAACAATCTTGCCTTTATTGTGCCGTATTATTACACGATCATTTAAAACATTTGCGTAATGCTCATAGTTAAGCATTTGCAATTTCTCTTTAAAATCCGGAATAATCGAATCCTTTGCGCTCGTTAGCGTGTATCTTGTGTATAGTATTCTATGATTATAATTAATGGCCGCATCACAAATTGCTGTTGCTGTTGCAAATGACTTTTGAGAATCTCGGCCTCCTGTTATTATGATTGAGTGTATTTCTGGATGCTCTCCTCTGATCGCTTTGAATAATGGCTTATATTTTTTGCTTATTTTCAATCCTCATCAATAAACTCAATATTCGGTGGCGTTTTGTCAATTGTAGTTTGATCGATGCTTTGTCGATCTTCCCAACCCATATTTTTAAGGGCAAAAATTGCGCCTGTGCAAGTCTGATGGCTAAGTCTTTTCTCGTATTTTTTCTCCACAATTGCCAACGCTCTTTTTATTATGTAAGAGTACTCATCTTTCTTAACATAGTCATAAAGGCTTTGCCTACTACAGAATCCGAGAAATAAAGCAAGGCCAACAATGGTAATTATTTCATCCTCTGTTTCCTCAACGTATTCAAAATATTCAATTATTTTATTTTGCAAATCTTCGGCATTACTGTACTTCGGTGGTTGCCCTCCTGTATTGCCTAAAGCGTATAAATTTCCTTTTGGTGCTGCCATATTCTTATCGTTGAAGTTGTTTTTTTAGTCAAAATATTAGTTTAATCGTTAGAATGATTGAAAATACTATTATTGCGATCATTACTCTAATAATAGAGAACATAAGAAAGCGATCCGGCTTATTTTTTAGTTCTGTAACTGAATAAGCTGAGTACATAACAAAGGGAACTAATATAGCTCGATCGATCATTAAAAAAGCAAAAGTTAATATGGGCAATAATATAGTATTAAATACCCAGATAAACGGTTGAAATAGTTTTTTCATTTCATTAAATTATAACGTAAATTTATTAAAAATAATTTTGTTATTGATTTTCTTTATAATCCAGGAGTTGAAAATCGATATATTCCGCTTTTTTTTTGACTATTTCTTTCTCGATTGTGATCTTGAAGATATTTTTATCGTTGAAGCTGTATTTTAGTTGCAGAATATCGATAAACGGCTTTAAAACGTTATCAATATCAGCATTTTTCGAGCTTAATCCGATTTTAACTTTTAGATAGATTTTATCTATTGGCGTTTTCATCGGTTTTAAGAGCATTAAAACATTTCTTTGATAGATTGTATATTTCTCACTCTTAAAACGCCTACCTCTAAAGCATTCATTAACTGAGAGTGGTTTAATGTTTACTCTCATTGCTTAATTCCTGCGTTTTTTTGTCTGAATTTCTTGATAGTTTCTGATCGTTCTGCATTTCTTAGAGCAAACAGTATCGAATATACGATAAGGAAAAAAAGTCTTTCCGCAGATTTTACATTTTTTTTTGAGTATTTCTTTCATAATGTTAAAGATAATCAATGCACCAAATAGGCGTTTTCTTGCCTACATAAGCTGAGCTAACATTAAAATTAAAATATTCGATTGCATCGGTTTCATTCATATTAAAATCTTTCTCTAATATTTCTAAGCATTTAGAGATTGAATAGATTAATCGTTGATCTACTTCATCAATTCCGATAATAGCATCATCGAATCCATCTGCTTTTACGATTTCATCATTTGAGAAATATTTTTCTATTTTATCGATCATTTTCTGATATTTTAACGAGTTTCATTCCGTAATTGTTTATGCCTTTATTAACAATCTCATTATAATTTTCAACTCTGATTAATTTATTATGTTTAAAGCGTGAATAGTCAACTTGATGATGCCAACGGTTGTATCTCCATACTTTTGTAACACAATCTGGATGCTGTTTAATT